CCGCATGGTTCAGATGCACGACAACATGAGCAATATGCACAATATGGCAATGGATAAAATCAATGGCGTGATGACTGTTATTGCAGCGCCTAAGAAGATTATCCGTGGCGCAGACGGGAGAGCCGCTGGGGTTGAGCTTGCATGAACGGTTACTGGGACACCGGAACGTGGGGCGATGCGACATGGGATTATGTGCCTGTCATCGTCGAGATGGATATGCACGATGGCGGTAAACGCAAAAAAGAGGAAGAAGAACACCGCAGGGCAGAGGCAGCAAAGGCAAAAGCAAGACGGGACGAGGTTTTAGCGTTATTTGAGCAAATAGTAGAGGGTAAACCAAGGATTGCGGAGGAAATTGCAGAACCGTTTGTGATTGAAGCAACAGCGCAAGCGCCAGCGGTAATTAATTACGATGCAATGTTGGCTGATTTAGATCGAGTAAACAGAATTTATAACGAACACATAGAAATGGATGATGAGGACGTTTTAGCTCTGATATGAAAAAAACTTACATATACGTTAATGGTGAATTAGTCGAAAAAGGCTCAAAAGAGCATTACGAAAGCCTTGGCCCAATGGTGATGCCAGACATTCAACCCTACAAATCTATGATCGACGGTTCAATGATTACGAGCCGTTCGGTGCATCGTGACCATCTTAGGCAACACAATTGCATTGAAGTGGGCAACGAAAAGATGGAAACCAAATTGCCATCGCCAAAAGATACACGACGGGAAGTTATGCGGCAACAATTGGGCAACATGACACACAAGCAAGCAAATCAGATTCTTTCACAACTACGCCGTAAATTTACCTAAAGGGGTATGAATGGACAATACTGAACAGCCAGATCGTCGAGAATTACTGTCACAGCAGTTTGACGAGGTTCAGAATGAAACACCCGTCGAGGCAGTTAGGACTCAGCCCGAACCCGATCTTGAGCCACCGCCAGAACCACCCGTTTGGGAAAGACCGCCAGCATCGTGGAAGAAGGATTATCACGAAGCCTGGACAACCGCTGATCCAAAGCTAAAAGAATACGCTTGGAAACGTGAAGAAGAAATGAAAGCAGGGGTTCAACCTTTGCTTTCAAAAGCCCAATTTGCCGATCAAATGCAGCAGGCCATTGAGCCTTATATGCAAAACATTCGTGGGCTTGGCATTGAAGCACCGCAGGCGGTCAAAGCCTTGATGGAAGCTGATAATGTATTGCGCCACGGATCGCCACAACAGAAACAAGCATATTTTGCCCAACTAGCCCAACAGTATGGGATCAATATGGGCGAAGTGCAGATTCAACCGACTGATCCTAATTTTTACGCCATTCAAAACGAGCTTGCACAAGTTCGTGGCGAGGTGTTAAATTGGAAGCAACAGCAGGAAGCAGCACAGAATCAAGCACTTTTGAACGAAATTAGTGAATTTCAGACAAAAGCAGAGTATTTTGAGGAAGCACGTCCAACAATGATCCAACTGCTTAACAGCGGTGTGGCGAAGGACTTGGATGATGCGTATCAAAAAGCAATACGCCTAGATAACGACCTGTTTACGAAACATCAGCAAGCCTCACAGGGCGCAGCAGATGCAGCGAAACGGGAACAATCGAACAGGGCAGCGAAAGCAGCCAGGGCGGCAGCGGTCAGCGTTAAAAGTTCCACACCAGGGGCGGCAACGAGTACCAAAGCGCAAGATAGGCGTTCATTATTGTTAGAGCAATTTGACAATCTTAATGAGCGTTTTTGATAACCTAATCGGAGATTACTATGGCATTTGCCAATAGCTCGATCAGCGACATCATTGCGACTAACATTCAAAGCCGCACAGGTGAACTTGCTGATAACGTAACAAATAACAACGCTTTACTGCGCCGTTTGAAAGAACGTGGCAACGTAAAGACGTTTTCAGGCGGTAACGTGATTTTGCAAGAGATCATGTATAACGACTCAACAACCAACAACACCAACAGCTATTCAGGCTATGAAGTGTTGAACGTTTCGCAGAACAGCCCCATTTCGGCTGCTCAGTTCTCGATCACTCAATACGCATCGGCTGTTTCGATCAGCGGCTTGGAAATGATCCAAAACAGCGGCAAAGAAGCGATTATTGACTTGCTCGATGGTCGTATGAATGTGGCTGAAGCTCAGTTGGCTAACCGTATTTCGGGTGACATTTACCTTGATGGTACTGGCAACTCAGGCAAAAACATCACCGGCCTCGGTGCTGCAATTCCTGACGCACCAACAACCGGCACTTACGGCGGCATTAACCGTGCGACTTTTACGTTTTGGCAATCTGTTGCCTACTCAGGCGTGACCAACGGCGGCTCTGCTGTTTCGGCATCGAACATCCAAGCATACATGGATGCTCTAGCTGTTCAGTTGATTCGTGGAACTGACAAGCCTGATTTGATCGTTTGCGACAACAACTATTACAAATTGTATTTGCAATCGTTGCAGTCGATCCAACGCATCACAGACGGTGGCAATTCGTCAGCTGGCGCTGGTTTCGCATCGTTGAAATACTACGGCGCAGGTATGGCATCTGATGTGGTTTTGGACGGTGGTATCGGTTCAGCCGCAACAGCAAACCATATGTGGTTCTTGAACACTAAGTACATTATGTTCCGTCCACACGCTGATCGTAATTTCGTGCCAATCGGCGGCGAGCGTCAAGCAGTTAACCAAGACGCTATCGTTAAGCTCATCGGATTTGCCGGCAACCTCACATCTTCAGGCCCGCAATTCTGCGGCGTTCTGATCGCTTAAGGAAAACCATCATGGCATATACATTCGACGAACCTCGTGCAGGACTCCTGCAAATTGCTCAAACGGACTCTGGTATTACTACAGCAGGCGGCACAACTATCCCAACGCCCCCAGCTGTTTTAGGTACTATTGTTCGTGCATTTGATCCAACTTACGGCGAAGGCGAGTTCATCTTGCTGTTAGGCGTGGCATCAACTGTTGTTGGCTCGGTTGTGCGTTACAACGCTACAACTTACCAAACAACTTTGGTTGTCAACACCGCCGTTCAAGACGTGCCTGTTGCAGTCGCTATGGCGGCTACTACTGCGGGTCTTTATGGTTGGTATCAAATCGCTGGTAATGCAGTCATCAAGAAAACTGCTGTGACCGTTGCACCTAACGTCACTCTATTCTTGTCGGCTACAGCCGGTCGTGTAAAAGTCTTGGCATCTGCCGGCTTGCAAGTTGTTGCTGCTCGTTCAGCCAACCTGACAACCGTCACTTCTACGACTTCAACCATTACCGTTACCATCAACCGTCCACATCTCCAGTCACAGATCACCTAAATGATTGAAGCTGTACTTGATGTTGTAGGGAACACAGAGCCTGACGTTTTGTTGGGCAATGTGCAGCGATCCGTCAAAAGATCGCTGCCTTGGTTTGATTTTGACGAGTCACCCCAAGGCAGCGTCTGTCTTGTTGGTGGTGGGCCAAGTTTGGTTGACACGATTGACCAGTTGCGGCTACGCCACCAAAACGGCGCAAAAGTATGGGCGATGAACGGTTCTTACGATTACATGATTGGGCTAGGCATCGTACCTGATGTAATGGTGATGCTTGATGCTCGACCAGAGAACGTAAGATTTGTTCAAAATCCGCAGCAATCGACTACGTTTTACATTACTAGCCAATGCGACGATGCAGTATTTGATGCGTTGGAAGGTTATAAAGTGGTGCTAGTACACGCCAATACGCCTGGTGTTTATGAATTGCTTGAGCATGAAAAGGCTCGACCAGTTCATTTGATGGGAGGGTTTACAACGGTTGGTATTTTGTCGTTGATATTGGCTAAGTTGCAAGGCTTTAAACGTATCTTTATGTTTGGCATGGATTCAAGCTATCGAAATGGCGAACATCACGCTTATGAGCAGACAAGTAACAATGGCGAACGTATTATTGACGCTATGGTGAACGATGTAACGTACAAGTGTGCGCCGTGGATGGCACAGCAAGTAACGGATTTTCAAAATGTCGTGGCAGGCTTTGATGATGTTACGATTGAAGTATGTGGCGATGGGCTTTTGCACGAAATGGCAAAAGCAATGAGTAATTAAACTTAAAGGATTATCATGGCATTTCCATCAAGAATTATGGGCGCAGGCAATTCACCGTTAACTGCTCAAGTCATTTGTGGCGATGGCGCTGTTGGCCTAGTCGCTACTGGTACAACTGCGGCAGATGCTTTGCAATTGAGCCTGTCAAACAACACAATTACGACTTCAGCTGCCTCGACTGGCGTTAAATTGCCACCAACTGAAACCGGCGCTGAAATGATTATTTTTAACAATTCAGGTCAGACTATTACTGTCTATCCTTATAATACAAGCAGCACGATGAACAATGCTGCTGCAAGCGTAACTCTTGCAACTGGCAAAACAATGCTAGTAAAAGCGACTTCCGCAACCACATGGGTAACATTAACAGGGGCATAAATTGGCTTTAGACAGCGATATTCATAACGCAGATTCTCACCTACACGTCGAGTTTTACGTTTACGATAAAGAGCCGTACAAAGAAAAGCCGTTTGTTAGAATCATAGTACCAGGCGATAAAACAACGATTATTGACCAGCCCGTTCGGGACGATCATAAGCAACGTTTTCCCCGCCAATGGTTGCACTTTCAGATGCAAAACAATAATGCAGAAATTATTGGTGTGCCGCTGAAACAATGGGTACAAGACGATCCTGAAAATTTTAACGATATGCAGATGGCAGAATTGCAAATCTTTAAGTTTCAGACCGTTGAGCAAGTTGCTACCGCTACCGATAACCAATTGCAGCGAATTGGCATGGGTGCGGTGGGCTTGCGAGAGCAGGCTAGGCGTTATTTACAAGTTAAAAACCAATCTTCAAGTCAAACTGAAATTGAAAAAACAAAGCAAGAGCTTGCTGAAGTAAAAGAGCAAATGGCGGCTTTGATGGCTCAGTTATCAGAAAAGAAGGTTGGGAGGCCAAAAAAAGAGGACTAAATGTCATCAACGATGCTACAGCTAGTAACCCAAGTCACTAACGAGCTTGGGGTATCAACGCCAACTACTGTGGCATCAAATACCAACCAAGATGTAATTCAAATCTTGGCGTTAATGAACGCTGCCGGTTATGAGTTTTTGCGAAAGCATGACTGGCGGCAATTAACAAAACAATACACATTCACCACGGTCTATACCCAAACAACGGGGAACGTGACGCTAGACACTTACACCATCACCGGCATCCCATCGACTGCTGGGCTTGATTCAACGTATCAAGTGGTGGGTAACGGCATTTCAAACGCTTGTTATATCGAGTCGGTTGATTCAGCCACGCAAGTAACCGTGAATTTACCCTCTACAGGGACGTATACAGGGGCTACGATCACTTTTGAAAAAGTGAAGTACGCATTACCCTCAGATTACGAATCAACCGTTCCTAGAACCCATTGGGACAAATCAAAACATTGGGAAATGCTTGGCCCTGAAAGCGCACAACAATGGGAATGGTTGTTATCTGGATTTATCTCGACTGGCCCACGGATTCGCTATCGACTGCTTGGCAAATACTTTCAGATTTGGCCTGGCGTTTCGACTAACGAGTTGTTAGGTTACGAATATCGATCAAATGGTTGGGCATTATCTGATACAGGCGTTGTAAAAACATCGTTTACTGCCGATACCGATACTTGTATTTACCCAGATCGCCTGATGGTTTTGGCTACTAAGCTCAAATATTTTGAGGCTAAAGGCTTTGATACCACAGCAATGTACCGAAACTATATTGAGGAATTTGAGATTGTTCGGGCGCAAGATACGTCAGCGGCTAATTTGTCGTTTGCACCACGTCCAGGCACAGTCTTAATTGGTTACGACAATATTCCTGATACTGGCTACGGGACAAATTAATGGTTTCGCCTAATCGACTTGTACAAGGTACAGCGGCTAGGGTTCAGTCGTTGCCAGCGCCTATCGGAGGCTGGAACGTTCGGGATTCCATTGCAAACATGGATACGCTTGATGCCGTTCAATTAACGAATTTGTTTCCCACGGTTAACAACGTGGTGTTGCGTGGAGGATACACAAAGTATTCCACCGGCATCACAGGTCAAGTTCAGACTTTGATGGGTTATTCAAGTGGTGCAACAGATAAGTTATTTGCAATTGCAAACACGTCCATTTATGACTGCACAACTGGCGGTGCTGTTGGCGCAGCTGTAAAGACGGGTTTAAGCAACGCAAAATGGGAATATACCAACGTCACAACGCCTGCCGGTGGTTATTTGTATGCGGTCAATGGAATTGATGCACCGTTACTGTATAACGGTTCAACGTGGACAAATCCGACTATTACGGGCGTGACCGCATCAACTTTAAGCAATATTACCATTTTTAAAAACCAAGTTTGGTTTACGCAAGCATCAACATTAAAAGCGTGGTACTTGCCTACCTTATCCATTCAAGGTGCGGCAAACGCAATTGACATGAGTTCGGTTGCTCAATTAGGTGGATATTTAGTTGCAGCGGGAACTTGGACAATAGATGCTGGCTATGGAGTAGACGATAACCTAGTGTTCATAACTTCCAATGGCGAGGTTATTGTTTATTCTGGTACTGACCCATCAGATATTACAAAATTTGCTCTAGTGGGCGTTTGGCGCATTGGTAAGCCTGTTGGCAAACGATGCCTGATGAAGTATGGCGGGGATATGATTATCCTCACTTATAACGGTCTTTATCCACTTGCAGCTAGTTTGCAGTCATCTAGGCTTGACCCACGCATTGCTTTATCGGACAAAATTCAAGGTGCGTTCTCTGCTGCTACGCAACAATATGGCGAGAATTTTGGTTGGGACATTAGTTTTGATCCAAAACACAATGCTTTAACGGTCAACGTGCCAGTCCAAGAAGGCCAACAACAGCAATATGTGATGAATAACATCACTAAAGCCTGGTGCAACTTTACAGGCCAATACGCTAACTGTTGGACAATTTTTGACAATGAGCCATATTGGGGTGGAAATGGATTTGTTGCCCACGCTTGGGATGACAATTACGCCAATGACACAAGCGATATAAATGGCTATGCGTTGCAAGCATTTAACTACTTTGATGCCCGTGGGGTTAAAAAGTATTTCACTAGAGCAAGACCGTCAATCTTTACTAACGGCGTACCATCAATTTTCATTGGTTTAAACATGGATTTTGATTTAGCAGATACAACTGCGGCGCTAAGTTTTAGCCCTCAAGTTGCTGCTAAATGGGACGTTGCGTTGTGGGATGTTGGCTATTGGGCTACAGATACAGTCATCACAAACAATTGGCAAGGCGTTACTGGCATTGGCTATTGCGCTGCAACACAATTTAAAACCGCAAGTCAAGGAACGACAATTCTATGGGCATCGACGGACATTGTGTACCAACAAGGTTGGGCTGGCATATAGTCCAGGGCGATGCAATTGGTCATTGGGTTGCAGAACAAGTTGCGGGTAAGTATTTTGTAGAAGGGTCGCAGGCAATAGGGTTAGAGCGTGACGGGCAGATTATTGCAGGCGTGATTTACGAAAATTGGAATGGGGCTTCAATTGTGTGTCACATAGCAATTGAAGGACGTATGACAAAAGGGTATTTAAAAGCGATATTTAGCTACCCTTTTGAGGTTTGTAAGGTAAAAAAGATTATTGTGCCGGTGAGCAGTACCCATGTAAAAAGCCTAAAATTAGTTACCAAGATGGGCTTTATTGAAGAAGCAAGGGTTAAAAATGCAGCACCGGATGGCGATATTATATTTTTGACATTGGCACGAGAAAATTGCCGGTTTCTAGGGGTAAATAATGGGTAAGTCAGCATCAGCACCACCAACACCTGATTATGTCGGCGCAGCCAAGCAACAGGGTCAAGATAACCTTGCAGCGGCTAAACAGTCGAACATTATGTCAAACCCAAATATGTACACTCCATTTGGGAATCAAACTGTTTCTTACTCAAACCCAACATTTGACCAAAGTGGGTATGATGCGGCGTTGGCTAAATACAACGCTGGCAATGTAGACCGTAACCGATTTATGCGGCAAGGTAATCCAGAGGGCGATACAACAACAGGTGCAACATATTTTGACCAAGCGGGTTTTGATGCTGCTAATGCTGCAAGAGGAGCTGCGCCAACTCGTGAAGCATTTACAACTGGTGGGGGACAACCAACAGTTACGCAAACTTTAACTCCACAAGCGCAACAAACCCTTGACGCTCAAATGCGAGTGCAAACTGCTTTAGCTAATCTCGGTCAAACAGGCGCATACAATGCACAAAATGTTTTAAATACGCCATTTAATCCAACATTGCCTACTATTCAATCGACTGTTCCAGGCTACAACCCTGTTGGCGTTTCAGATGTACAGACAGGTTTAAAAGCCGATATTTATGGTTTGGCTCGTGCAAACACTAATGCAAACACTTACGGGTTAGCAACTGGTGACGTTGACGCAAATACTTACGGATTAGCTAGAGGCGAAGTGCCGTTGCAATACGGTTTAGACACTAGCAATTTGACTCAAATGCCTACAAACGCAGGCGTAAGCGCACAACAAGCTATTTTGTCTAGGCTTGATCCTACGATTCAAGCTGGCGATGTTTCATTTAAACAAGCATTGGCAAATCAAGGGTTAGCGCCAGGCACAGCTGCCTACGATGCTGCTTTTAGAAACCGTGAGATGAGCAAAAATGACTTGTATAACCAAGCTGCTTTGCAAGGCATTAACCTTGATATGTCGGCTCGTCAACAAGGGTTAAATGAGCTAAACACGCTTGGCACGTTTGGCAATCAAGCCCAATTAGCAGGCGCAGGATTGTATAACCAAGCGGTCAGTCAAAACTTTGGTCAAGGTGTCACGGCTAATCAACTTCAAAACCAAGCTATTGCACAAAACTTTGGACAAGGTGTTACTGCTGATCAGTTGTATAACTCGGCTGTTGGTCAAAACTTTAATCAAGCCTTGGCAGCGCAACAAGCTAATAATGCAGCGCAACAACAGCAATATGGTCAAAACTTAGGTGCAGCACAGTTTGGCAACCAAGCCGTACAACAATCGTTAGCGCAACAATCAGCATTGCGGGCGCAACCATTAAACGAGATTCTTGGATTGATGGGCGGCTCACAAATTCAATTGCCACAATTCCAAGGTTATCAAGGCGCACAAGTTGCACCAGCGCCAACCTTTGCGGGTACGCAAGCAGCAGGCCAAGCAGCATTGCAAAATTACGGTATCCAACAATCAGGCGCTAATGCGGGTATTCAAGGTATTGCGTCTTTGGGCGGCATGGCGGCAATGTATTTCTAATGCTTGGATTAGCGTTCTCAGGTGGGAAAGATTCTTTAGCGTGTTGGTACTTGTACCGTGAAAAGAATCCAGTTGTTTTTTGGGCTAATACTGGTAAGTCATACCCTGACACGATGGAGATCATCCAACAGGTCAAAGCAGAGGCGGTTGAGTTTATTGAAGTTAAATCAGATCAAGAACAGCAGATTAAGTTTTATGGCTATCCAAGTGATGTTGTTCCGATTGACCATAGCCTTGAAGGTATGCAGTTTGCAGGCGATAAGCCAGTACGAGTACAGAGTTATTTAAACTGTTGTTGGGCAAACGTAGGACAACCTCTGACAGAGGCAATTGCAAAACGTGGCATTACGCATTTGATTCGTGGGCAACGGCTTGATGAAAGTCACAAATCCACGGCTCGGCACGGGTCGGTAGTTAATGGTGTGACGTACATCCAACCGATAGAAACATGGACTAAAGAGCAAGTTTTGGCGTTTTTACGGACTCAATGCCAGTTACCAGAACATTATGCAATCGACCATTCAAGCCTTGATTGTTACGATTGCACGGCGTATTTGACACACTCAGCGGATCGAGTGGCATGGATGAAAGAAAAACACCCAAATTTGCATGAAAAATATAAAATAAACATGGCGGCACTAAAGTCTGCCTTGTTGCCTACTTTAGAGTTACTAAGGAATTGCGATGCTTAATCAATACGTCAACATGACTCCACAGCAAAAAATGGCTCAGATGCTGCAACAGCAACAGCAAACTACTCCATTGCAAGGTCAAGACATGGGGCAAATGCCGCAAGCTCAGAATCCTATGGCTGGCGCACAGAACGCCATGAGTATGTACGGGCAAATGCAAAAACAGAATCAAATGCAAGATATGCAAGATTACATGGCTCGACTTAAATTAGGTCAAGCGCAGACTGGCGGTATGTTTGATTCGGCTAACGCTCAAGCGCCAATGCAGACTGCAAACAATTACACGGGGTAAGTCATGGATTTAGACTACAACACTCGACTAGCGGCAATTCAGCGTAACGAAAAGTTAGCGCAGATTATGCAACAGCAAGCGTTTCAGCCAATTGATATTCAAAGCTATCAAGGTATTCAAGCGCCTATTTCACCATTATCTGGTCTTGCAAAAGTTTTGCAAGCCTACATGGGCGCACGAGGTACGAGCGATGAAGAACGCATTAAATTAGCTCAAGAAGCTAAAACAGAAGCGCAACAAATGTTGTCGAGCCTTAACCCAACTGCCTCGCCTGGTCGTGCCGCAGTTATGGGACGGCCTGAAGTGCCTGCACAGGCAGCAACATCATTTAAGCCAATGGGCGCTGACTATGAGGACAATCCGAATCTGCAAACAGCACCGTCCGGCAACGTAGAAACGCCTGCTGTGCCGTATCAGCCCGCTATAGCACCGCAAGCTGCTATTGCGCCAACAAGCGGTGCGCCATTAGACCCAGAGCAAAAACGGCAACGACTTGTTCAAATGATGATGAGTCAAAATCCGTATATTGCGCCAGTTGCTAAATTGGAATACGAGCAATTAAGCAAACAAGAAACTGGGCCATTGGCTGAATACCGTCTTGCGGTGCAGCAAGGTTACAAAGGCACAATTGATCAATACAAGACGCAGCAAGCACAAGCAGGGCGTTCTATTACAAACGTCAGTATGCCTACGTCTATGGCTCCAATGTACGTTCGTAACCGTGTTACGGGCAAAATGGAATATGTGCAGCCTAATAACCGTGGCACGTTTGATTTGTCTAACTACGAGCCTGCGCCTACTGAAACAAGTTTTGCTCAGAAATTAAAAGACGCAGGAATTACTCCTGATAATCCACGCTTTAAAGAACTTGCTGAAGCATTAATTAATAAAGAATTGCTTGTTACATCTCAGCCTGGACAAATTAATACAACTGGTACTACGCCAATACCTGGTTTTGTGCCAAAAGTTAGTGAAGGCGGTTCATTAAATCCATCAAATATTGATGCGAAAGGCAATTTAATTGTTACGGCTACGCCTGGCGCAGCAAAGACTGCCGCTGATTATGCGGGAACAGTTGCAGGCGCTGAAGCAGGCGGCAAAGTAGCAGGAACTTCACAAGCTCAAGCAACAATTGATTTACCAAAAGTTGTAGATAACGCACAAACAGCAATTCAAAACGTGCAAGAATTGTTAACGCATCCTGGTTTTAAATCATCTGTTGGTATGGGGATACCTGGTGCAAAATATATACCTGGTACACCACAAGCAGATTTTCGTTCTAGACTGGATCAAGTTCAAGGTGGCGCATTTCTTACCGCTATTGATACATTGCGTGGAACAGGTGCAATTACTGAAGTTGAAGGCACAAAAGCTACAGCAGCTAAAAATCGTATGTCTACGGCAACATCTGAAGCTGAATTTAATAAAGCAGCTAAAGACTATTTGGATATTATTGAGCAAGGCGTTAAGCAAACATACGGCAAAGCCGGTAAAACTTATGCGCCATTGCAACGAGGGTCTGCGCCTAAAACTATCAATTACGGGGATTTACCTAAATAATGGACGTTACGCTACCTGATGGTACGGTCATTAAAGACGTACCCGACAATATTACAAAGACAGAGCTAAACGCAAAATTAAAAGCCAATGGTTTGGATATGGCAAAGTATGAGCCGACCATTGGGCAAGAAATTCTTGCATCACCAGCGGGTCGGTTTATAAGCGGCGCAGGCGAGTTTATTGACGCAGGCGCTCAATTATTGCCAAGAGCATTGTCTACCGTATCATCATTGGGTGGGCTTAATCCCAATCCAGTTAGCAATTGGCTTGACAGACAAGCCGCAGGCGTTGACGAAGGTATCGCAAAAAGAAAAGCAGAAATGGATGCCGCTAAGTTAGCGACAAACTTTCAAGGTGCAGATATTTCAAGATTTGCTGGCAATGCAATGAGTTTGCCAAATTTAGCGTTGATGAAACATCTTGCGCCAATGGCTAAAACCATTCCTGCATTGATGGAGGCTGGCGGTTACATGGGGTTGACGGGTGGCGCTTTAACTCCCGTTACCGAAAATACTGATAATTTTGCCGGTCAAAAAGCCATTCAAACAGGCGCTGGTGGTGTTTTTGGTGCGGCATTAGCACCAGTCGGTCAAGTGCTTGGTCGTGGTTATGAGCTTGCTAAAGCATTGGCTCAACCATTTACAGAATCTGGCAAAAAAGCAATTATTGGTTCAAATTTGCGTGGTCAAATTAGACCAAGCGACATTGGTGATGTTGTAAACCGGCTAGATCAAGCGCAAGGATTAGTGCCAGGCTCTCAACCCACAGTTGGCGAAATTTCAGAAAGCGGTGGATTAGAAGCATTACAACGTCAAGCCGCATCAAAATATCCTCAAGTGTTTGCACCTAGAGAGGCTGCAAATGTGCAAGCCAGACGTGAGGCAATTGGTGAAATTGCGGGTGATGTAGGTAAAAAAGAACTGTTTGAAACAGCAAGAGCAGACGCTGCTGATTTGCTTTATAAACAAGCATACAAACAAACGTTGAATGTAAATCGTGATCCAGTTACCGGCAAAATGTTGCCCAAAGCAGATCGTGATGCGGCAAACGCTGAAATTGCAGATTTGTTAGATACGCCTGCTATTCAACAAGCAATGAAAGATGCTGTTATTTTGGCGAAAAATGAACGGATTGATATTAAAGACCCAAAAGGTTCAATTCAGGGTCTTGATTACACAAAGCGTGCATTAGACAAGCAAATTGCAACTGCCGAAGGTGACAACGAAAAGCGCATTTTGATGGGTGTTAAAGAAAGGCTTATGTCTTTCTTGCAACGTCAAAGCCCAAAGTATGCAGAGGCCGTTGCAACTTATGCAGAAGGTAGCAAACCTTTAAATCAAATGGCTGTTGGCGAATACTTAAAAAATAAGTTAGTGCCTGCCGTTGGTGAAGAAGGCAACTTACTTAGAGAAAACATTGGTTCATTTACTGAGGCATTGAGAAACCCAAATACGCCAAAATTAGCGACTGGATTTGGCGGTAATGATTTAGAACAATTATTTGCAAGTAGCCCTGAACAATTGCAAACGTTGAAAAACATTGCAACTGAATTAGCACGAAAAAGTAACGCACAAGATTATGGTCGGAGCGTGGGATCAAATACGTTTCAAAACCTTGCAATGGCAAATATTGCACAAAAAACAGGTTTGCCTTTTGGTTTAGTCAATATGCCTTATCTTGGCGCACCGGCTAGAAAAATTTATGAAAACGCAACTGAAACGATGCAACAACAGTTAGCCCAGGCTTTACTTGATCCAAAAGCAACGGCACAGTTAATTGCTCAAGCAGCACCATCTGAGCGAGGTCGATTAATGGCAGCTGCTTTACGAGGTCAATTAACTCCTGCAATGTTTGGTGCGCCAACAACCGAATTAATGAACCAATAAGAGGTAATCAATGAGCTATAACGGCAGCGGTACATTTGTAATCAACTCAACTGGTCAGCCAGTTGTCACAGGCACAGTCATTTCATCAACAGCGTTTAATGCGCTGACTGCTGATTTAGCTACTGGCCTATCGACTGCTTTGACCAAAGACGGTCAAACGACACCGACAGCCAATCTTCCGATGGGAACTTTTAAGTTCACAGGGCTAAGTGCGGGATCGGCAGCAACTGATTCTGCAAATATTGCACAAGTGCAAAACTCGTTTGGATCGTTTTTGACGGTATCGGGAACAGACACGATTACAGCAACTGTTAGCCCAGCGTTGACCGCATACGGATCTGGTCAAATGTTTGCGTTTGTTGCAGCTAATACGAACACAGGTGCGGTAACAATTAACATCAGTTCGTTAGGCGCAAAAGCTATTACTAAAACTGGTAACACCGCATTAGTAGCCGGTGATTTAACTGCAAATTACCTGTTTGTTATTGTCTACGACGGTACGCAATTTCAAGTTGTTGGCGTATCTGCAACGACATTTACAAACTTGACGATTAGCGGTGTTTTAACGCTTTCAGGCGCAGGCGTTCAGTTAACTAGTTCAGGGACTGGCGCATGGAAAATGCCTGTTGGTACAACAGCGCAACGTCCAACAGGTGCATCTGGCTTAATTCGTCAAAACTCTACAACGGGTAATCCTGAGTGGTATGACGTTACAAGTTCGCAATGGTTACAATTTACGCAAGCTGCTGGGTATTCGGTTGATTACCTTGCTGTGGCGGGTGGGGCATCTGGTGCTGCTACTGGCGCATCAAGTGCGGGTTCATCGGGCGGTGGCGGTGCTGGTGGTTTACTGACTAGCACAACAACATTAAGTTCAGGCATTGCTTACACAATTACAGTAGGCGCAGGTGGTGCTGCAATTTCATCAAGCGCAGACGTTAAAGGAAATTCGGGTTCAAATTCTAGTATTGCTTCGCTTGCAATTGCGATTGGTGGTGGTGCGGGTGGTGCTGGCGGTTCATTTTCACCATCGTCTGGTGGTTCTGGCGGTGGGGCGGGAACAACTTTAACTGGGGGCGCTGGCACTACTGGTCAAGGTTACTCTGGTGGCAACGGCGCAACAAATGGTTCGGGTGGCGGTGGAGGTGCTAGTGCGTCCGGTACAAGCGCCTCTGGCAATACTGGTGGTGCTGGCGGTGCAGGGGCATCAAATAGTATTAGCGGCTCTGCGGTCACTTATGCTGGGGGCGGCGGCGCAGGTGCAAGTGCTACAGCTTCTGCGGGTGCAGGTGGATCAGGCGGCGGCGGTGCTGGAGGTGCAAACCTTGGAAATGGAACAAACGGAACGGCTAACACAGGTGGTGGTGGTGGCGCTTCTGGTTCAGGCGCTGGCACTACAGTAACGTCAGGTTCTGGCGGCTCAGGCATTGTTATTATTAGATACCTCGGCAGTCAGCGTGGCACAGGCGGTACGGTGACATCATCGGGCGGCTATACAATCCACACCTTTACATCGTCTAGTACATATACCGCATAAGGATCATCATGGGACATTTTGCAAAAGTAGTAGATGGTAAAGTAACGCAAGTTATTGTTGCAGAGCCTGAGTTTTTTGACACATTTGTGGATTCAAGCCCTGGCACATGGTTGCAGACTTCATACAACACGCTTGGTAACAAACATTTAAAAGGCGGCACACCTTTGCGTGGCAATTATGCAGGCATTGGTTACACCTACGACCCCGTAGCAGACGTTTTCTACTCACCTCAGCCTTACGCATCATGGGTAATCAGCCCACTAACTTTTTTGTGGGAAGCGCCAGTTGCAATGCCAAAAACTGGTGGCCCGTATGATTGGGACGAGGCTACACAATCATGGGTAGAAGTTGTTTAACTTTATTGCCATACTGTTTCTTTCGCCATTGATACTGCTTTGCAGCGTGTGGCTTATCCCGTGGGCAATCTTTGCAATGTTTAAGGGTAAATAATGGATTGGCAAAATCTCATCAATATAGGTGCTGGCGCCGGTTTGGGCGTTGTGGGTTGGTTCGCTCGCCAGTTGTGGGATTCTGTCAAAGAATTAAAGTCTGACATTGCAGACTTAAAACTTCATGTGAGCGATGCCTACGTTAAAAAGTCAGAAATGGAAACGCTTAAATCAGAGATGGATAAGCGGTTTGATCGTGTTGAAATGTTGCTTGACCGTTTGTTCGATAAACTTGAATCAAAGGTAGACAAATGATTGATTACTTAAAATCAGAGTGGCAAGCTTTTACAGCGTGGTTGTGGCGCATGGTGGCTAAGTTCTAATGGATAGGTGGAAGAATCGACGCAGAATGGCGTGGTTGTCTATGCTTGCTGCTTTGGTTTTTCCTCTGCTTATCTTAGTATCTGAGTCCCCTACGCTTGGCACTATAGCCATGCCGTTCTATATCTTTGTCAGCGCCGTTGTAGGCTCATATATGGGCTTTGCAACAATAGATGACAACAACTTTAGAGGGCATTGATGTTCCCAATATTTCCTAGTGCTTTGTGGATGAAAATTGGTGCAATTCTTGCGCTTTGTGCGCTAATGTACTTTTTGGGGTGGAACAATGAACACAAGAAATTCGTTGCTTTTCAGGCTGAGATTGCTGCATTGGGTAAAGCACAGGAAACAATTAACGCTGCAAAGGTGAAAGAGCATGAAACTATATCGGCTTCAATCTCAAATCAATATGAAGCTCGTCTGTCTGCTGTTCATAATTATTACGCTGACAGGGTGCAGCCAAATCCCAGTAGCGGTAACTTGCCCACCGTTCCCAAGCCCACCAGTTGCCCTAATGCAACCCCCACCAACACAGAATTTATTAGACAATGCGCTGAAACGACCTTAATGTTGACCGAATTGCAAAACTGGGTGCGAAGTATCAAATGACTGTTGCTGACCGTATAACCATAATTTGTTGCGTGTCCCTCGCTGTTGTATTGCTGTCAACGGTGGTTGTGGTCTT